GACGGAAACCGAGCTCTCGGCGCTGCGCCGGGCCTATGCCAGCGGCACGACCCGGGTCAGCTATGACGGCAAGTCGGTGGACTACGGCTCGGCCGAGGACCTGCTGGCGCGCATCCGCACCATCGAGCGCGCCATCGCGGGCACATCCCGGCCGCCACCGGTGGCCGGACTGGCTGGCTTCTCGCGCGGGGACCGGTGATGTCGGCGACCTGGTTCGACAGGGCCATTGCCTCCGTCGCCCCTCGGGCCGCCGCGAGCCGCGTGCTGGCCCGTCAGGCCTTCGAGACCCTGACGCGGGGCTATGACGGGGCCGCGCGCGGGCGTCGCACCGAGGGCTGGCGCGCGCCGGGATCCTCGGCCGACACCGAGATCGGCGTCGCCGGGGCGCTCCTGCGCGACCGGATGCGCGATCTGGTGCGCAACAACCCGCATGCGGCCAAGGCCGTCGCGGTGCTGGTGAACAACATCATCGGCGCGGGCATCATGCCCCGTGCGGCCAGCGGCGACGACAAGCTCGACCGGAAAGTCGATGCCCTGTTCGAGCGCTGGACAGCGGAATGCGACGCCGACGGCCAACTCGACTTCTATGGGCTGCAGACGCTGATCTGCCGCGAGATGGTCGAGGCGGGCGAGGTCCTGGTGCGCCGCCGCCTGCGACGCGCGAGCGACGGTCTGCCCGTGCCGCTGCAATTGCAGGTTCTCGAGGCCGATTTCCTCGACGCCACCAAATCCGGCGCCCTCGGCGCGGGGCGGCTGGTGCAGGGGATCGAGTTCGATCCGGTCGGCAAGCGCCGGGCCTACTGGCTGCACGCCGAGCATCCGGGCGACGCCTATGGGGCCTTGCAGAACGGTCTGCAGAGTCGCCCGGTCCCGGCGGCCGAGATCGCCCATGTCTACGAGAAGCAGCGCACACAGGCGCGCGGCGTCCCCTGGGGCGCCCCGGTGATCCGCAGCTTGCGCGATCTCGACGATTACGAGGTGGCCGAACTGGTCCGCAAGAAGACCGAGGCCTGCGTCACCGCCATCGTCTTCGGCGACGACGAGGCGCAACAGGGCATCGCGCCCTCCGTGGTCGATGCCGATGGCAACCGGGTCGAGCAGTTCGAGCCGGGGCTGATCGCCTATGCGCGCGGCGGCAAGGACATCCACTTCAACCAGCCTTCCGCCACCGGTGGCTACGGCGAATACAAGCGGGCGAGCCTGCACACGATCTCGGCCGGGTTCCGGGTGCCCTACGAGTTGCTGACCGGGGACCTCAGCCAGGTCAACTATTCCTCGATCCGGGCGGGACTCGTCGAGTTCCGCCGCCAGATCGACGCCGTGCAATGGCAGCTCTTCATCCCGATGTTCTGCGCGCCGGTATGGCGCTGGTTCACCGAGGCCGCATGGGCCGCGGGGCAGATCCCGTCGCCCATCGTACCGGTCGAATGGTCGCCGCCGAAGTTCGAGGCGGTCGATCCGCAGAAGGACGCGATGGCGAACCTGCTGTCGATCCGCTCGGGCACGATGACGCTGGCCGAGGTGATCGCGAAGCAGGGCCGCAATCCCGATGCGGTGCTGGCCGAGATCGCCGCGACCAACGCCAAGCTCGACGCGCTGGGGCTGGTGCTCGACAGCGATCCGCGACGCGTCACCAAGACCGGCAGTGCGCAGACCGGCGATCCGGCGACCGATACCGCCGCCGACGACCCCTCCGCCGAAGCGGATGAAACCGACCCGGCGCAGGCCGACCAACAGGACTGACCTTCATGGACACGATGATCGAACTGCCGGCCATGCGCCGGTCGGCGGAGCTTGCGCCGAACACCGCCGATGCAGACAGCCGCACCGTCGAGGTGGTCTGGTCGGCCGGGGCCCGTGTCCGACGCGCCACCTTCTTCGGCGAAGCCTATGACGAGGAACTCAGCCTCGACCCGGCCCATGTCCGCCTCGACCGACTGAACGCGGGCGCGCCCTTCCTGAAGGTGCACGAGCTCGACACGCTCGACGCGGTGATCGGCTCGGTCGTGCCGGGTTCCGCCCGGATCGAGAACGGCCGCGGCATCGCGCTGGTGCGCATCTCCGAACGCGCCGACGTCGAGCCGATCTGGCGCGACATTCAGGCCGGGCACATCCGCGCGGTCTCCATCGGCTACCAGGTCCATCGCTTCGAGGTCTCGAAACCCGAGGCCGCGCGCGAACTCTGGCGGGCGGTGGACTGGACGCCCTTCGAGGTCTCCGCCGTCGCGGTCGGCGCCGACCCCGCCGCAGGCTTCCGCGCCCAGCACCCCCTTCACGACTGCGTCCTCCACCGCCGGGACGCCCCTTCCACCACGAAAGGACCGATCCCGATGACGGACAAGACCCAGACCCCGCCGAGCGACGCCGCAACCCCCGCCACCACCCAGCCGACCGAGCCGGTCGAAACCGAGGACACCACCATGACCGAGCCGAAAGCGGCTGCGCCCGACCCCAAGGTCGCCGTAGTCGAAACCCGCGCGCAGCCGAAGACGCAGGCAACTCCCGCCGCTGACACCGAGGCTGTCGCGACCCGCGCCCGCGAGGCTGAGCGGGACCGCGTCTCCACGATCTACGATCTGGCCGGGCGCCTGAACCTTGAGCGCGGCTTCGCCGAGGATCTGGTCAAGCGCGGCGTCAGCGTCGACGAGTCCCGCCGCCTGATCCTCGATCAGGTCGCTGCGAAGTCGGACGAGACCCGGACCTTCCCCCATGTCTCCGTCACCCTCGGCGGCCGGGACGAGCGCATCACCCGCCGCGATGCGGTGGCGAACGCGCTGCTGCACCGCTACAGCCCGACGCTGTTCCAGCTGGACGACGCCGCGCGCCAGTATCGCGGCATGACCCTGCTGGAACTGGCCCGCGAAAGCCTCGGCAATGCCGGGGTCAACACGCGGGGGCTGTCGCGCGACGAGGTGGCGACGCGGGCCCTGCATTCGACCTCCGACTTCCCCGAGATCCTCTCGGCGGTGACCAACAAGACCCTGCGGCAAGCCTACGAGGCCTATCCCCGCACCTTCATGCTGTTCTGCCGCCAGGTGCTCGCCACCGACTTCAAGGCGATGCACCGGGTGCAGCTGGGCGAGGCCCCGCAGCTGCTCGAAGTCGGCGAGAGTGGCGAGTTCAAGCGCGGCACGCTCGGCGAAAGCAAGGAGAGCTACAAGGTCAAGACCTATGGCCGGGTGGTCGCGATCACCCGTCAGACGCTGATCAACGACGATCTCGACGCCTTCACCCGGATCCCGGCGATGTACGGCAACTCCATCGCCCAGCTGGAGTCGGACGTGGTCTGGGGCATCATCACCGCCAACCCGGCGATGGCCGACGGCAACGCGCTGTTCCACACGACCCACAAGAACCTTGCAGGCACTGGCGCGGCGCTGGCAGTCGATGCGGTGGGCGCGGCCCGCGCCGCGATGGCCAAGCAGACGGGCCTCGACAAGAAGACGGTGCTGAACGTCCGTCCGGCCTTCCTGATCGTGCCCGCCTCGCTGGAACTGAAGGCCGAGCAGCTGGTCGCGCAAAACCTCGTGCCCGCCGCGACGTCCAGCGTCGTACCGCAGTCGATCCGTACGCTGGCGCCGATCAGCGAGCCCCGGCTCGACGCCGCCAGCGAAACCGCCTGGTATCTGGCGGCCAGCCCGAACCAGATCGACACCATCGAGTACGCCTATCTCGAGGGTCAGCAGGGCGCCTACATCGAGACGCGCAACGGCTTCGACGTCGACGGCGTCGAGATCAAGTGCCGCCTCGACTTCGGCGCCAAGGCCATCGATTGGCGCGGCCTCTACAAGAACCCGGGCGCGTAACCCGCGCCTATTGAAGCCTGACACTCGGGCGGTCCTGACGGGCCGCCATTCGTCTTTCAACGAGGATCCTCCCCATGAAAAACTACGCCCAGCCCGGCAACACCATCACCCTGACCGCGCCCTATGCCGTCGCCTCCGGCGATGGTCTGCTCGTCGGCTCCATCTTCGGCATCGCGGCCGGGGACGCCGCCAGCGGCGAGCCCGTCGAGGCTGCGCTCGTCGGCGTCTTCGACATCACCAAGGTCGGCTCGCAGGCGTGGACCGTCGGCGCCAAGGTCTATTGGGACGACACCAACAAGCGCTGCACCACGGTCGCCACCGACAATACCCTGATCGGCGCTGCCGTGGAGGCAGTGGCGAGCGGCGCGGGCGACACCATCGGCCGGGTGCGCCTGAACGCAACGTTCTGATGAGCGCCTTTGCTGCCGCCGTGGGCGCGCTCTTCGCCGATCCGAACATCGGCCGGGACGCGGTCTACATCGCCGATGGCGGCGCGCCCGTTCTGGTGCGCGTCGTCGCCCGGCGCGCAGACGCCGTCACCGACTTCGGCGACGCGCGGCTCTGGTCGGAAACCACCCGGATCGATCTGCGCGTCGCCGAGGTTGCGAACCCGCGCCCCGGCGACAGGATCGAGATCGACGGCGACGCCTTCCTCATTCAGGGCGAGCCCGTCCGCGACCGCGAGCGGCTGGTCTGGACTGTCGATCTGAGGCCCGTGTGAAACTGAAGCTCGACATCGATCCCGACATAGTCGCGATGATGGCGACCGAGGTCGCGGCGGGGGAACGCGCCGTCACCGCAGCCATGCGCGAGGCTGGAGCCGGGTTGAAGTCGGCGTGGCGGTTGCAGATCACCGGCGCGGGGCTTGGCCCCCGGCTCGCCAACTCCATCCGGAGCCAGAACTTCCCAAAGTCGGGCGAGAGCCTGGATGCGGCGGCGCTGGTCTGGTCGAAGGCTCCGGTCATCGTGGGCGCGCATGACACGGGGCCGTTGATCCGCTCGAAGAACGGGTTCTGGCTGGCGATCCCGCTGCCTGCGGCGGGCAAGTCCCTGCGGGGCGGCCGGATCACACCCGGCGAATGGGAGCGGCGACGCGGGCTGCGCCTGCGCTTCGTCTATCGCCGCACGGGCCCGAGCTTGCTGGTCGCGGAGGGACGGCTGAACACGAAGGGTCAGGCGGTGGTGTCGCGCTCGAAGGCCGGGCGCGGCAAGGTCACCGCCCCGATCTTCCTGCTCGTGCCGCAGGTCAAGCTGCCGAAGCGGCTGGACCTCGCACGGGATGCAGACCGGGCGTTGGACAGCGTGCCGGGGCTGATCGTGGCAAACTGGGTCTTCAAAACTCCCAGATCTTGATGTTCTCGTTGATGATCACGTCTTCCGCCTGTGAGTTTTCGACGTTGACCATCCGAGCATGAAAGCCTTTTCGGATCAGGTCGACCGCCTCTTCGATGGTATTTGCCCATGTGTAATTCTTCGCATGATGTCTCTCTTGCGACGGAACAGATGGGTCAACGAGTACAAACCGACCGTCCGGCCTCGGAGCCAAACGATTGATTGTCCTTGCTCGGCTTGAAACGCCGACCACGACGTATTCTGGCATCAATTTCCCCCTCAACTAGGCGTTTCTAGCCATTCACAGCGCCAAATGCTGCGGAAAATGCGCCGATAGACGTTCGCTCAGAAACTACCGAATGAACAGTCGCGTCATGCAAGATCAAGGGCTTCTGATGGTATCAGTTCGCGAAACCATCCTCGCCGCGCTGCACGCGCGGCTCTCGGCGCTGCCCGCCACCGCGCTCCGTAGTGAGGTGCTGCCCGAGCGCGTGCCCGCAGATGGCCTGCTGATCCTGCGAGACGGGGAGCCGGGCGAGCCGGAGGTCACGCTGTCGCCAATGCGCTACCACTACGAGCATCGGGCCGAGATCGAGGCCGTGGTCCAAGGGGCGGCGCGTGACACCGCCTTCGACACGCTCTGCGCCAGCGTGGGCGCGACGATTGCCGCCGACCGAACGCTGGGCGGGCTCTGCGACTGGGTCGAGGCGGAAGCGCCGCGCCCAGTCGATCTGCCGGTCGAGGGCGCGGCCAGTCTGAAGGCCGCCGTCATCCCGGTCGTGCTGCACTATTCCACGGCCGATCCGCTCGGCTGATCCCGATAACCCGAGGAGAACACCATGGCACGAGCCCAGGGGGCGCGGGCGCTGATGGCGCTTGCGTTCGAGACGACCTATGGAACGCCGCCCGCGAGCGGCTTCA